CGAAGAAGCGGTCGAAAAGATGGTAGCTCAGAAGGTAGCATTAAAAGAAGAAGAAATCAAAAGTAAATATGATGTGTTAGCAGAAGAGTATGTACAAAAGAAAGTTAAGGAAGATCTTGAAAAAGAAAAAGCTTCCCTTATTGAGTCATACGATGCTAAACTCAAAAATATTGAAAAGAAAGTTGTTGCGAAACTTGGTTCATTCTTGGATCATGTTATCGTAGAACAGATTTCAGACGAGGCCGTAACAAAACTTGCAATTAATGAAGTTGCTTTCCCAATCGTTGAAAAGATTATGAAAGTCTTCAATGAAAGTTATGTTCAGTTAGATTCCGATGGATCAGCTTTACTTAAAGCCGAACAGAAGAAGACAGTTGAACTTCAGAAACAACTTTCAGACTCGCAAGCGAAAATTATGGAGTCAGAAGAACGCTTAGAAAAATCAGCAACATATTTGCTTATCTCTGAGAAAACTGAAGGTCTAACTAACACTCAGAAACAAAGAGTAGCAAAAATGTTTAAGAACAAAAAGTTCGAAGACGTTCAAGAAAATATCGAGACTTTCGTTGACATGATCAAAGAATCGATCGAACCTAAATCAAAGAAATCAGATAAAGGTATCATCGACGAAGTTATCACCGAAAACGATAATATCACAACTGAAAAAGTAAAAGTAGTTAATGAAGACGCTCCTTCATTCGCTGAATCAGCTAACAGATTTTTAGCAGAATAAATATTTTTCTGCTTAAAATATATAAATAGTAATAGAATAGTAAAGAAAGATAAACGAGGAGGATTAATATGAGTGTTACACTAATTAGAAAATGGGAAGAAGCTAAGGGAAAAATGTCCATCAAGGATATTAAAGATAAGTACGTTAAAGAAAATTTATCAACTCTTCTTGAAAACCAAGAGAGAAAAGACTTCAACGGACAAGAACTCTTCACCGAAGCTTCTAACGGCGCAATGAATACTGGAACTATGGGAGGTTTCACCGACGGTGTCGCAGATGCCGACTCTTGGAGATTCCGCCCTATCGCTCTCGCTCTTGTAAGAAGAACCTTCCCCGACCTTTTCGCTAATAAGGTCGTTGGAGTTCAAGCTATGTCAACCCCGGTTGGACTTGCTTACGCTATGAGAGTCATCTATGACGACGGTAAAGGTGTTGAAGCTGCTTGGGATAGAGTTCCTGAATATGCTGGTTATACTGGTTCACAAACTGGTACTTCTGGACTTCTTCAGGGTGCTCATGCCAATACATCAGCAGACGCAGGTGTTTATGACACTTCTGCTACTGGTGCCGCTACTTCAGCTGCGGAAGCTTGGACTCTTGATAACTTCTGTACAACTGCTGAATCAGCCGTTGACGGTTGCGGAGACTGGCCTCAACTTAGAATGAGAATTGATCAGCTTGCTATTTCTGCTAAAACCAGAAAACTTGCTGCTTCTTTCAGTCTCGAAGCTGCTCAGGATGTTAAGGCTATGCACGGTATCGATATCGAAAGAGAAATGGTCAACTTTCTTCAATACGAAGTTACTGCTGAACTCGATAGAGAACTTCTTATGAGAATGAAAACGGCTGCTACTACAACTGCTAACGGTGGAGAATCGATTAGTTCAATCGATCTTACTGGAAGCGGTACCGGTATTGACGGACGATGGTCTGGTGAAAAATATATGAATATCATTTCAGCTATTCTTTATCAAGCTAATAAAATCGCCATCTCTACTCGTAGAGGCCCTGGTAACTTTGTTGTAGTATCTCCTGGAATTGCAACTGCTCTTCAGGCTGCTGGACATACTTTCGTTGCTTATAATCAGAATGTCAACGCGACTCAGGTTATGGCGTCGATTGGTAAACTTCAAGGTTCTCTTGACGTTTATAGAGATCAATATGCAAGAACTGAATATGCTCTTGTAGGTTATAAAGGTCCTGGTATTTCGGATTGTGGTATTATTTTCAGCCCATACATCATGGGTTTGACAAATAGAGCAATTGAACCCGCAAGTTTCACACCGAGAATTGGCGTTATGTCAAGATATGCCATTACGGATACTTTATTGGGAAGTGGAAGATATTATCGACTACTTAGTTTCTACAATCTTAATAAATTGATTCCTGGAGCAACTACAAGTAGTTTGCCTTCTGGTTTCTAATTTGATAGATTGATGAAGTAATTTAAAAGTCAAGATAAGTTTTTATCTTGACTTTTTATTTTTAATATGTCATAATAATGTATATGTCTTTTTTTAATATAAGGAGTTTAATATGAAGTGTTTAGTTTGTAAAGAGTTTGAGACTGATGATTATCAGAAATTATATTTTCATATAAAGAGTCATAAAATGTTAGTTAAAGCATATTATGATGAATATTTGAGAAATGAAAATGAAGGAAAGTGTATTAATTGTCAAAAAGAAACTAAATTTTTAGGTTTATCAAAAGGTTATAGAAAGCATTGTTCATTATCATGTGCTTCAAGTAGTGAAGAAACTACAGCGTTAAGAAATAAAACTATGAATGAAAGATATGGAGAAGGAAATTATGGTAATGCTAAAAAAATATCAGAGTCTTGGAAAAAGAAGACAAAAGAAGATTATCAAAATATAGTTAAAATGCGAAGGGAGACTAAGAAGATAAGGTATGGAGATGAAAAGTTTACGAATCGAGAAAAGTTTCATGAGACTTGTCGAGAGAAGTATGGAGTAGATACATATACAAATAGACAATTAGCTCAAGAGACTTGTATAGATAGATATGGAACTAAGGATATTATGAGTTTAGAATATTTTCAAAATAAAGCTAAAGAAACAAATTTGGTAAGATATGGAGTAGAATATCCTATACTTAATGAAAAAATCAAGAAAGTTATTCAAACAAAAACAAAAGATTTTTATTTAAATAAGTTGATTGATAAAATAGGAGAAGACTTTGAAGTTTTACAATATGACGATGAGAATCATATTAATTTAAAGTGTAAAAAGTGTGATGAAAGTTTTTGGATACAGCGTCAGTTAATAGCATGGAGAATGGATCAAAATATTAGTCCTTGTGTGAAATGTAGTCCGATGAATCAGAGATCTGTATTAGAGCATGATTTGTATGATTTTATAAAAGATAATTATACTTTTGAAATAATAGAGAATGATAGGAAAATATTAAATGGGAGAGAGTTAGATATATATTTACCAGATGTGAAAATGGCTTTCGAGTATAATGGAATTTATTGGCACTGTGAGGATTTAGTAGAGAATAATTATCATTTAAAAAAGACAGAAGATTGTGAAAATCAAGGAATTCATTTAATTCATATTTATGAAGATGACTGGCGAAACAAAAAAGAAATAGTGAAGTCGCGGATATTGAATTTATTAGGGAAATCTGAAAAGGTATTCGCAAGGAAATGTAATATACAATTAGTTAATTATATAGATACTAAAAACTTTTTAGATGAAAATCATTTGCAAGGATATTGTTCGTCTAAAATCAATATAGGTTTATATTATAACAATGATTTAGTTTCATTAATGACTTTAGGGCAATTAAGATTAAATTTAGGAAGTAAAGATGTTGAGAATAAGTATGAATTAATTCGATTCTGTAACAAGTTGAATAAGACTGTTATTGGAGGGGCTAATAAACTATTTAAGTATTTTATTAAAGAGTACAATCCTATCGAGGTTATCAGTTACGCAGATCGTTCATGGACTATGAATAACGGTAATACTCTCTACGATAAACTGGGGTTTAGTTATTTATCAAAGACTCTGCCTGGATATTCTTATCTTATTCATAAAGAGAGGAAGAATCGTTATCATTTTAGGAAGGATATATTAGTTAAACAAGGTTTTGATCCGAATAAAAGTGAACACGAGATTATGTTAGAGAGGAAGATATATAGGATTTACAATTCTGGAAATTTAAAATATTGTTATAGATATAAATAGTAAATGAGAAGTTAATTAATATATTACGGAGGTGTTTATGGAAGTTGTGAATACGTTTGGAGCAGATATTAGTTTTGATAAGTTTGGTACAGTTTATAGAATACCTAATGATGGTAATCGGCATTATTTACCGGATGAGTTTGTAGGCGAAGATTGTGGGCAGTTATATAGGATAGTAGAGTATCCGAAGCCTAAGGTTACAATAGCGGAAATTAAGATGGATGAATTGAAGATAGATGAAGTACCAAAAGTGAAGCCGTTACATGGAATAAAGTTAACGAGTACAGTTAGGGCTGGTTTTAAGAAGAAGTCTAAGGCTAAATGGCTTAAAAAGATCGAGGAAGGTAAAGATGATAATCAACAGTGATGGAGATATGCGGGTATATATTCTCAGGCAGTTAGGATATCCTGTAATAAATATTGAAGTTTCGGATGATCAATTGATGGATATAGTATATGATACAGTGCAGGAAGTTCAGAGATATTTGATAGATGAAGGTGCTTATAGAGATTATATTATATTTACTACATCAGCGAATGTGGCTAATTATCCTGTAGCTAATATGGTTGACGGAACTGGTAATTCGTTAAGTGCTTTAGATTTAGCAGGGATATATGATTTTACAGTTTCGTTTGGAATGGATGGAATCAATACTTTATTTTCGCCGACTCATATATTGTTATATAATCAGTATGTTGAGCAAGGAAGTTATCCTGGAGGTCCGTCGACTGGATCGACTGGAGGGTTAGTATTAGCAGATTATCAGATAGCTATGATGTATTTGGATTCTATTAATGAAATG